TGTCTGTACACTGTACAAGATTTTGTTGGCTTACTTGAGCCACACTACTTTCTTCGCTTCGAGAAGAACTTGTTGGACATGTTGTTCACCAAACCAGACACGTCTGGATCGAGTTGCCCCATGCCACTAATCTCCCTCGCAATAGCGCCAAGATTGTAGCTAGTGCCAGGTATGCCAACAAAATCAGCTGGCGATGGCAGAAAAGACTGCAATGCCTTCTCGCCGTCGGTGTATGGTTGAAAACGTGTAGTGCCTACCGATCCAGGGACGGGTGAGGCTCGCCCGCCCCCGGTTTGTCAGGCCCGAAGCACTGTCATTCCCCCTTGAGTCACAGGCTCCAACGATTTCTTGTCGTGTTCACCTGGCGGGTGGTTACCGACCTTCAGCGACCTTGCCATCGAATGTAGCAATGATCCTGGCGTAAACCTTGCAGCACGGTGAACGTTGAAGTTCATCTCGTACGTGTTGTTCCGATTGGTGGTCGCACTCACAAAGTTGTCAATGAGGACAAGAATCGAACACATAGCGGGAGCACGGATAGCTTCGTACCAGCTGGTATCAGTTTCAAACTTCATACTCCTAACGAAATCTGCGGGATAACAATTGGACTGATGCACACTGCACAGGTCGTGACCAGAGTAGGTCACTGTGCGTGGACTGTCTCGTATCATCTCGCAAATTCGTAAGATGTTTTCAACATGAGGCAACGCTGGATTGTCTGCGCCTCCGTTCTCGTCTCGATTTAGAGCGAGTCCTCCATTGTAGCGCATTACACGTACGAGGCCTCCAACCTCGAGTGCCGCGCTAATGTTACGCATCCTCAATGAGCCCCTTAATGGTATAGACTCAACACGTCTTGCTGGGTCAAGCTGGGTGGCAGCGGAGTTGCCATCCATGTTTGCCGCCAAAGTGCTGGTCGATGTCACCGTTGGGCCAAAGTCTTGAAATTGAACGCAAGAAATGGTCTGTTCTAGCAACTCAAGGGCACTACCATTTTGCACCATGTGGTACGCGCGGGCAATAGATGCGTCGCTCGCACCTGGATTGAAAATGACTAGCACAGAGTTACCTGTGTGACTTCCCATTCCGCCAGCTGCAAGACCGTAATCGCCTGATGCCATGGCGCTACCGACAATGGTATCGGAGCTATGCCCCGTCACAAGCGTGGCTGGGCCCACTGTCGATGACACAACGGCTGACTCTGGTTTCTGCACAAATGCGTCGTAATACCCTTGCCCTCGTGGAGCGAACTGAAAGGACTTCAGAGCCCCCTTCGTGAAGAGGTCTTCTTGGTCCTGCAATTTCTTCGGGATAGAACGCATCTTGGCAACTTGATGCATACTGCTCTGCGCTTGAGCTGCCGCTTTGTCTCGGAGGGACTGTTGACGGCGCGCTTGCGCAGTTGCGTTGCTGATGTTGCCTTTGTTTCCATTCCCTGACGGCATGATGTGCCAACTCTAGCAGCCCAGCTGCTGCGTAGTTGAACAGTATACACTCAATGGTTGTAAGATCAATTGATCTGTAAAGAAGTTTACAAAGCTCTTTTCTTGGGTGCTTTGTTTGCTACATGAGCGGGGTCGCAAATACCCGCGCACCAAGGTGCGTGCTGCTCTAATGTGGAGCCATCACTAAGGCAAACATGAATCATGCAAACAGGTGTACAACATATTTGAACAGAAAGATGCACCTCTACAGGGTACACACCGTTCCGTTAAACTTGAACAACTAACTATGTGGGTTAACCAACTCGCATGTGAACAGAAAGATGCACCTCTACAGGGTACACACCGTTCCGTTGGACGTGACACATTCTGAACAGAAAGATGCACCTCTACAGGGTACACACCGTTCCGTTGAACTGCATCACGCGCAAGTTGGCCCACGGGTGAAACAACTAACTACTGCTACACCACATAATCCATGTAGCCTTCACATACTCCCACGTTCTTGTATTCGATGCCAAACTCTATTGCAATCTTGTCAAGTTCTTCGACAAATTCAGGGTTGTGCCTATGCACACACGCAATACTTGCAAAACGCTGTGGGTTGTCTGTATCATTAGTACATGTATTGTACAAATTCCAGAGACACTTCTCCGTATTTTGAAAGTACGCGATGGCCTTATCAAGATCGAACTTGTGTGAGGTGAAGTTGGCAATGCCAGTGTTCTCTTCAACTTCTCTAGACTTAAAGCCAAAAGGTATCAACGCTGTGGCGTCGAAACCTGTGGCCGCAACAAGATCATCTGAGAGGTTTATATACCTGGTGCAGCCACCAATATGCGCAGTGACACCGCGAACGTAGGTATTTTGGCTGGTGGTGCTCAGCTGGCCTGATGTTGTAATTCCAAGTTTCTTGCACTCCCAAATAACTTCGCCATTTGAGATTACATGCCTGGACAACACATGGCTGTACAATTCCACCAACCTGCTCAAATCCTTGTCCTCGATGAACATTGAACGCCGTTGACCATCACCTTGAATAAACTTCTCATCTACAGAGAAGTCGAAGGCTGACACATCGCTTGTAACGTTGTTGTACAAGCCTTGGTTAAGCATGGCATCAACCACCCTCTTTACGCCGTTGTCATCATGACCAAGGCCGAGAGCGGCGAAATCACACACTCCAAGCTGATAAGACTCAATGAAGTATTCATTGTCGGCCTTATGGAGGAGCCCCTGAACGGTCATGTCGATAACACTGGAAACCCACAACAACCTATAACGTTCTTCCGTCATTTTCTTAGGTGCATGGACCTCGTTCTTCATTTCGACCATTTGAACGTCCTTAAGGCCGTACTCCACAAGGCCGACAGCGTCAAGCTTCACGATGTCCTCGCCTGCAACAACCAAACCAAGCAACCTCGTTAAGACGATTTCAATCAAGTCTGAGGTCTCTTTCTGAGCCCAGCCTCGCTTGTTTCGCTTGTTGAAGCGTGTAGACACTCCGGCTGATTTATCACCATATCCCATGATGAGTTTGTTCAGCCCGTTGCCGCCTTGCTCTAAATACGTTTTGATTGACGTGTGCCCACGTCTCTCAAGAACGTCAAGGTATTTCAACTTGGTTGCGTCACTAGCTTTGGTGAACACGTCCTCCTGCTCAGGAGTAAGTCGCAAGGGTGCAGCCTTAGTCCTCTTCGCTTGAGCGGTCAAGGACTTGTCAACATTCCTATATGTGTTTTCAGGTAAGCGATACTCACCTGCTCCACAATTGTGACGCTTCGTCCTTGCACATTCTTCAGCGAAGGACCGAATGCGCGCTTGCAACTCAGTGTCCTCCTTCACCTTCTTTGGCTTCTTCTTAAAAGCCGCCCAAGAGCCAACGTGTTTGAACATGACGTTACCGTCTTCGTCCATCTTATCATCTTCTGGGTTAGGTACACCCCACTTCGGCATGACAGTTGCACGATAACGCTTCGCTACATCATTGTCTGGGTGGTCGTTGAAGGCCTTCAACCGTTCGAAGACATCCTCTTGGGAAAACAATCCTCGAACAGTGTTGAACCCCTTCTGCCACTTACCATCAAGAATGAACTTCTTAGCTTGTGCAACCGCACCATGTCGTGTGATGCATTCGCCCAGTGCTTGGGGCATCGCACTCTCGCCTGCGGCCTGTCGCTTGGACTTTAGTCGCTTTATGCGTTCTGTGAAACCCACATTCTTGGTAGGTTTCTTAGAATACTGCAAGCCACTGTCGGCACTAGCCCAACCATCGTCAGAAACTGGGTCCCATGGTCCACCAGGTGGAAGACCCAACTCCTGTACGACGCTGGCTGCAAGCTGTTTCGGACTCAAGTCAAAAGGTGAGCTCTCATCAGAAGAGCTTTCTTCTTGCTCAACCTCAGGTCGTGCGTTTTCACTTTCAAGCTTGAAACGCCAACGTAACAAAGAATTTCCTTCTTGCTCAACCTCAGGCCGTGCGTTTTCACCATTGAAAGTGTCCGCGTACGATGTGTGATCCACGTTGCGCTTAGCACGCCTACCCCACTTCGCAGCTCTCCCTGTGATGACCTCTTCATACACAATGGTCTCCTCGTGCTCGTAAGCACCGTCGTAATCGTCGATTGCTTGGTCATACTCATCCCAATCAACGTGATTGCGAGAACGCTTCTCCGTGCGCGACTCACCAGGTGTGTCCTTTACGGACTTCGCACCAGCGGCAATCTTGGCATCGGCGTTGTTAAACCACATCATAAAACCCTGTTTCACAGGGCAAGCATGTAAGCCTACCTTGTCCAAGAAACTCAGGATATATCCAGCGTGAATGAACACGTTGGCTTTTCCAAAGTATGGCGAAAGAGGGCCGTGTGGTTTGCCTGCAAGTATGCCAATGCACTGCACCTTCGTACCTGTGTTGATGTAGAGTGGCGAGGAACTAGCTCCTGGTTCGGAGTTGATCTCTGCCATTGCGACACCAAGCTTGTGTACGAGGTCATTACTGGCGCCTACAGAACCACTCTGCTGAATCATGCTCAGCGTTTCATTCTTTGCATAAGACATCGTCACTAGCTGCTCCTCATAATTTCGCTCAAGTTCACTCGCTTTCAAACTTGAAACACCAATGTAACATAGTTCATTGGCTGTGAGCTTACAAGCCATCAAATCGAGAGCAGTGCAAGAATGCTTGATTTCTGACCATGTGCGACCCATCGCAGCGGAAGCTGTCTTGAAACGGGAAGTATCGATCTTGACAACGTGTGGAACTCCATTGCTTGAGTTCCTCGCCCTAATGCATAGAGATTTGTGGCCATCAGAACCATGACGGCAAAGCACCAAATTCCCCTCAATCACAGTGCCATTTGAGAAGAATTGCTCACTGACTGTTGTGACAAGCACTTGTCCTTTACCAAGCTTCCCAATTGTTGGTACAGGAAGGTGTGGCAACGGTAGCAAACTCTCCCCTGGTGTAACAAGGGGCGTAGGATCGTCTTTAAACGTCCAATTGACCTTACACTCGGCTCCGCCATCAGTTAAAACTCCACCTGTAAGTTCCACTTCGCGCACGTGTCCGCCAAGGCTCGCATTGAACCTATAGAAGAATTTCCCCTTGTATTCAAAGAAGCCAGGGCGCAACGGAAATGAATCCTGCAGGACCTTGGTTGGGGTTGAGAACCTCCACCACAGGTAATCCTTCACAACGACGTACCACCCTTTAATTGCTGCAAATGGGCAAAATGCACTGTATGCAGCCTTAATCGTGGCGCCATACGTGGTCAAAAGACTCGCGACAGACGCAACGAACAAAACTTTAGCAAGCTCTCCCAGCCATGGATACAATTCCACCAAAGGGCGCACAGCCTCAACAGACATGTGCACCACCTGGGCCACTGCTTCCAAAATAGTCATAGCGCACCTAAGTATTGTGTGATGATACGATAATCAGATTTACTTGCGATTGCAAATATTAAGGATCTGGAGTACAAAGCACACAAGTATATACTTG